CGGCGGGAAACCCGCCTCTAGCGCAAGGGTGACGACCAACCGTTTCCGGAAGGCCCAGAACCTCATCTTCTACAAGATGAGACCCTCTGGCAGTTTATCAAGTTGCTTAGCTTGGTACGCCTCAACCCACCCCCAGGAGCCATGGTGCCTTCCAACGCACCTTGACTTCTGTCGAGCGCTCTAGTCCATAGACGCTCGAGGGCTTTGCCCAGGGGTCGGGAAGAAAGCCTCCCGATGTGGTGAAGAAAATTTGCATTTTCCTCTCCAGGTCCCTTATGGTATTTGCGTACTTCATCTTGGATCCCAAGATGACCGCTCCTGATACCTTGCGGCGGAAACGATCCACGCTCATCCTCACAGAGGGTGCGTGCGGTTCGAGCGTTCCGGGTGGAGCTCTAAAATAGAACTCCACCGACCTTATATGGCTCACAGACTTCCTGTACCCTTCAGAAAGGGACAACCGAAGCTGTGCGTCATCAGACAATGCCAAGGGGCTTAGCAGTTCGAGCCCTTCCGATGCCCATTGGACATCCGAAGCAAGAACTTCTCTAACCCACCCTGACGCCGCCCTGTCCAGTAATGACTGTCCAGAGCGACCAAGGGGGGAGAGTCCTAACCCAATAACCAACTCGTCCTTTGGACGTTGGCTAAGGTAGGAAAGCCACCTGACATGGTCGGTGCTTGAGCGCTTAGGTGCAATAGGAAGACCTATTCCACCATAAGCTTCAGGGGCACCCAAAGGCAGCCCAAGCCTAATGGCAAGCATCCACGTATAATAATACGGGGATAGCTTCCAAAAGAACTTGGGTATACTCCTGGTGGGCCGCGTAGCGTCCCCTCCAAAGGCGCTCGCCTGGGAAACCCAGGTGACATGACCCTTGGAGCCTCCAGGAGGAGCCACCAAGACTGAAGTAGGCCAGAAAGGTACTTCGAATCCACTCTCAAGCGGGACCTCGGCAATGAGGCCCCGGGTGGGATGATTGAAGCACTTACTCCACGATAACATCGCGGAGAGCTCTTCTAAACAGCTGTAATACAACTGTTGCCGAGCTCTGTGCCATCTAGGAAGAACGGCGTCATCGCCGACTCCCTTCAGCTTGGCCTCGGACGGTTTTAACCCTCTGTACCTCCTACGCCGCTCCTTAGTGGTGTAGGGGTACACCTTGAGCGTCTGCTCTGCGGAACACAGAGAGACTAGCATCAAGGGGGGGAAAGATGTGGGATCGCCCATCATCTGCCCCGTGGAGGTAATCGTCCCAGGTAGGCCGTTGAGCATGGATAACCAATCCGACCACATCTCTAAGATGTGGTCGGCATGGCCCAGCCCATTCCGGCCTCTTCTCATCCTAGAGGGCTTCAATAAGCTGTCATCTAGGAGAGGAGCTCTCGAGTACTCTTCCAATAAATCCGATGGTAACAGATCATCGGGTTTAGAGGAGAGGATTTTCTTCGGTCCAAAAAGCTTTGGAAACCAACGCTTGTAAGGAAGAAGGCAAGAGTAGCGTTCCGCTAACTCTTCGTAAAACCCTCTGGTGAGCCACTCGGGGTGCAAGTCGGTGGCGGCAGTACAGTCCTGGGATTCCCAAGGACCGTCCTCCCCCCGCATGTCAACCCGCAGGTCTCCACCAAGAGCCTCCGAGAACCGCGGGTCCCTGATCATAACATGGTCAGCGACTCGCCGAAGGATCTGTTGAACAAGGTTCACTGCAGTAAGACTGCAGGTTGGAAACCTTGTCTTCAGACCTTTCTCCTCCGCGACTATCGGAAGAATGGGGACATACACTATGGATTCCATAATGTATTCAACCCCTATCCTCAGGTAGTCTTGGAGGTAAGCGCCACATCCTGGGAGTTTCTTTTCTAGATCATCCCAGGGTCCCCTGAAGAGGTTCTCCGCGCCGTCACCACCCCCCTTCATTGACGAGGGGTGGAGGGCGTCGCTGAGCAACTCCAGGTAGGAGCCGTCGTTGTCGTCACTTAGTGACGGCAACAGGACGGCAGCGCGCTTCTTCTTAAGGGCATAGCCGAGCAGCACAATGTGCTGAACTCCGGCCGTGTGCCCCCCCCTGCTTCTAGGGTAACCTAGGGCAGCATTGGCGGAGGGCATGGTGTAGAGCTCTTTGGGACCCAATGTGGGACCCCAACGCTCGACATACTCCTTAAGGAAAGGCCTCCAATAGCCCGGCTCGGGTTTGGGCTCTGATGTCAACCGTGACATGAGAGCCTCCAATCCCGACGGGTCTTTGGGGGCGGGCGGAAGAGCCCTTGCAATGTAGGAAGCCATCATTGCAGGTATCTTCTGCTCAAACACTAGAAGTCGACCTTGGGGGCGAGGTCCCCCAAAGTACCACGATCTGCAAGCTTGGGCCTGTGCCTTAGCTCGCTTCGCCGCTTCTAGCGGGTGGTACACCAATTGGTTACGGAATCTGTTCACACCCTGCAGCCTTCGGCTGTTTAGAGTAGGTGAATAGCCGTACTTTTTGATGTACCATGCCCGTTCTTGCTGGTATCCAGTAAGAACGGCATCCCACGTAGCCCTCATAAACTCGAGAACTTCTTTATTACGCAAATAGCGTCGTAAAAGAGGATTCTTTGCATCTGTGCGTAGCGCTTTCGCTACGTACCGAAGCACATCCTCCGCCCAAAGGGCGTAGAACTCGTGGTTTGAGAGCCCGGGGGTTCTCCGGGGAGGCGATACAAACAGTATCGCCTTGCCAGAACCTTCGATTTCATTACCTGTGTACCGGAACTTCCTGCAAAGTGCAAGAACTTCCACAGGGTACACAAGCAGTGGTTTAAGCCGGCCATGAAGGGAAAGCCCTTCATGTGTGCGATAATACCCGTCAATTGACGGCATTTCCACAGTACCGAACTTCATCCACATCTCCGGTGATTGTTCATCCGGGGGATTAAGACCACCGGACTGAACATCGGCATGGCCCAAGGACACATTTGTCTTGGGCTTCCGCCGAATTCTCTTCCTAGGAAGAGAAGAGGGACTCTGTTGAGAGTCCAGGGAAGGTTTA